TTTGTGTAATCATAAAAACAGCATTGAGGGAACATGTCAAAGATATTATGCCCACTGAACTTGATTTTCTCCCATGGCAAGTCACTAGTGAGATTCAAACGAAAAACCGCTTGCAATTCTTTTTTTTCTGCTGATTTGATTGCGGCGATGATTTCACGCACAAGCTTTCCCATGAAGCCTATTTTATCCTTGAAAAACAATTTCGTTTTTTCGATACGCGCTTTCTGAACATTCGAGAAAATGCCCATGCCAGCGGTATTAAGGCAAGCCGCCGCGCATCCCGCGCTTGCATCCTTGCACACGTTAAAGCCTGAGAGTGAAGCGGGGGCGAGATGGATACCATAAGTGAGGTAGCCCATTTTTTCGCCTTTTTTGATTTTGTAGATGTTTCTGATATCACGAGCGGAGCGTGTTTTGGCTTTGGCAGCGATGTGATTCAGAGCACGAGCTATCGCGGTGTTTACCTGAGAGGCTGCGAGGCCGTGAGCTTCCTTACGGATGCTTCTGATAGCTGGTCTGATGTCTATGCGCATATACATGGTTCAAAGGTATGCGATTTCCGGCACACCTGAACGGTTGACACGTGTGTTGTCAGGTAAGTTAGTGATACTCAGTGCGTCAACAAAACGATGTTGACACGTTGACAATTTTTTAAATTTTGTTGACGCTGGAGATAGCAGTAAAATCAGGTGGTTGCGCCCATTTGTCAACAAAACAACAATATTTATTTATATATATATATATATATGTATGCGTGCGCATGTGTGTACACGCATACGTGTGCGCATGTGTATGTGTGTATCCTGAAGCGTTGTGTTGACACTTTTTGTTGACAGGGCAAAAAACGCGAAACCCAGCGACTGTGGCTGGGTTTCATGGATTGCAAGGCGTCAACAAAATTAAAATAGTGTCGTCAACCCGACTCATCAGGGCTGATAGTCATGGTCACTGGTGAATCATCGCCCAAATATGCAGCGATGGTCTGAGATACGAATTTCTTCCCAACACCGAGCTGTTGGGATATCTGCTGATGTGACCAACCGTTGACAACGAACAGCTCGCATATCTCGCCTTTGATGAGGAAATACTTCCGAGCAACCTGGTCACGGGTCAGCTGACCGTTTTGAATTCGCTGATTGCGCTTCCATTGTCTGTTGTAAGCGTTCTTACAGTCGCGGCACGTCCTCATTTTGGACGGGCTCTTGCCGCCTCTGAAGTGAGACATAGGCTTACGCTTGTTGCAGCTGGTGCAAAGAACGTACACGCCCTCAACGTCAGCCCTTCTGGTTAAGGACGATTCCGGTAATACATCATCTTTGCTGTAATGCATTCCGTTTCTCGTTGTAGGACTTCGAAGCCCAGTCGCACCAATGTAGAGCCTTATTGTTCGGGTCTGCCTGTCTTAGCTCCCACACTATCGGCTCCATGATGTCGGTTATAGTGTTTGCAAGTGCCACACATCGCCTGTTTAACGTGTGCCGTCTTGAGAGGTAATTACGGGCAGGCAGGCAATCGGTGTACACCACAACGTTGTCACCCGGGCGATATATGCTTTGGATGAAATTACAGGCGTGACCGATAGCCATCAATTCGGCCTCGAGAGGTGAGCGGCACTCAATGTCGATGGTGCCGCTCGCTCTGTGAAGAATGTTGCCCCTGAAGACATGGAATGCCCATCCAGCGTATGAGCGCCTTAAGTCCCATGACGCATCAACGTTGCAGATTATGTTCATGCCTGTGCGGGTTGATGTACTTCCTTAGCCAGCTTGTGAGCTGTGCGCTTAGCCTGCTCTACCGACTCCAACACATCTGTTTCCGAACGAATATTCAGCATCGCCGGCATGATGATGAAGTTGTCGTTGATGAGGATGGCTTTGTTAGGCGCGATAATCCTGAAGGTTACAACAGGTCCATCCAGCTCCTTCAGTATGTCCGTCATGAACTGCGGATTTGCTCCGAATATCACCGGTAATCCTGTTGACTGAGAGGGTACACGCACGTCCAGCGTTCTGCCCATGTCGTTGTTCTGCATGCTGACGTTTGTGTTTGGATTACCTGGTTCAATAGCGAATATCACCTGCTTCGTGTAACAGCTCACGTATGCTTTGTTTGCCAGCGCGCTTAAGAGGTGTTTACGGCTGATCTTACAAACGGTGTTCGCTTCACTTGGTTTCGGCACAACGGCACGCCAATCAGGATATGTGACATCAAGCTTGCGCTGGTGGATGGTGACGCCACTCGAGTTCTGAAAACGAAGCGTGAAATCTGAGTGGTCAACCGTCCATGGTCCTGAGAAGCAACTGAGCAGCTTAATCGTGCGCGGATGTATGAGCATTTCATCCGCAAATTTGCCTGATGTTGATTCCTCGAAGAACAGTCGATTTGCGTCAGTTCCTACGATGAACTCACACAGTAGCACGTGCATCAGTTTTTCACGGAGGATGTCTCTGCTCGCGTACTTCACTGCCTCGAGCATGGTTTCTACGTCTGCGCTCATGAGTGTGCCGTTCCTGGTGAACAGTCCATCAGGAACGATTTTCGGGAAATCTTCAACGTCACCGAGCGTGAGCGTGTAGGTGTGGTCGTTCGTTGTGACGCGTAGAGCACCGTCAACAACTTCGAAGTTTGGGAACAAATGTTTGGAGAGGATGTCCATCAGTTGGAGAGGTTCAACTAAGATGGGAGAGTCTGACACTTGCTCGATAAGTTGCACGGTCAGGTAGGTGTGTAGGTTTGTCACGGTGAGTTTGTCACCATGAACGTGCGCGTACTTAAGCGCGGCAATTACTGGCGCCTTGTCCAGAACTGCTTTGATTGCTTTGGTGTTGTTCATGTTATTGTTGATTAGAAAATTGAAAATTGAAGTGGTTGTTTCGGGTCTGTGGGCTGTATAGGTTCAGTAGGTTGCCCCTTGAAGGCCTCCATCAGTCCGCGTATGGCCTTCACGTCATCGAGGGCTTTAATAATGCGGGTGATATTGTGCTCTTTGCCTTGGTACTCCATCCATCGGATAGCAGAGCCGATACATATTTGTTCGGCCTCTTGCTGAGTTGCTGCGTCACAATCATCCTGTTTGACGCGAATTTCATTTTTGCAATTTTCTTCGCGAGTGTTGTTTTTGTTGTTGTTTTCATGACTGAAATATTTAATTGTTAATTGTAGAACAAAGATAGTAATATTTTCGCAAGTGCAAATAAAAAACATAAAAAAAGGCGGCTATTTTCATAACCGCCTGATGCACAGTATAATATTTTTTCGTCCTATCGCTTCAGTCGCCACAGAATAAGCAACAGCAGTGCCAGTAGGGCGGTCACAGACCATATAAGCCCCGATGTTTTGCTGATGGTGGTTGCTGCTGATGGCTTAACGTCAGATTTTTTTTCGGCGTGCTCGGCCTCCTTGTTGACCTGTACTGAGGTGGCCTCCTTCGCTTCAGTCGTTTTGGTGGCCTTCACCGGAACCTTGCGCGGCTGCGTTTTGCCAGTGGCGTGAACGGTGCGTGTTTTCGTGTTGTACACCAGTATCACTTCGGTGCCGTTTTGCTCGGCCACGATGCTGTCACCCTTCATGAGTTCGCTCATCGGTGTGCCGATGGTCGCCTGTCCACCGGGCAGGGTGATGTTGGTGTCAATCGTCTCGGTGATGGTGGTCTTAGATATTGAAGCTGCCGTGCTGTCTGACTTCTCTGAAGTCTCGACAGTGGATTTCGTGCGCTTCATCGTGCTGCAACCTGGCAGCAGTGAGCCGATAATCAGCAGGGCTATTGCGCCCAGTAATATGCGTGCGACTGTCCTCATTGTGTTACGTGTTTTGAAAGTTCTGACTTCAGTTCGGCCACTTGTTCCCGTAGTACCTTGTTCTCGGCCTCGAGCTTTTCGTTCTCTATTTGCAGCTTGATGATTTCGAGCTGCATGGTTGTTACGCGCTGCTCGAGTGCGTTGAACTGGGCCTCCAAATCGGTGGAAATTCCGCGCCAAATGGCTACGGCCTTTTCAACGTTATCGAGTTCGGAATGCTGGGCTTCAGCGGTTGTTTTTCTGCGAGTGAATAACCATGTGATGCCTGATGCGACTGCGGCTGATATTGTGCTGTACAGCCATTCGAGTGATGTTTGTTCCATGAGTGGGGATAGTTACCCACGAATATATGAATTCGTGGGTATATCCGGTGATTAGAAAGAGGTACTTGCTCCCAACGTGATGGGTATGCGTTCGTAACCTATCACCCATACCCACGGGTTAGCGTCCCAGCTCTCAGAGCCGTTGATGGATATCCAAAGCTTCTCGAATGCGTCTCTCTTAGTCCAAACTTGGTTAGGACCAGGTTCAACCACACCGGGCAAGCCGTTCTTTGATGAGCCGAACTTATCCCAATAACTCTTAATACCTTCTGACTTTGCGCCCTTCCAGTCGATATCATGCAGCCGCTCAATGCCTGTTAACGTGCGCCTGAACCACTTGCGGGCAATGCGTTTTGGCATGAACAGCGGGGAGCGTTTATACCAACCCTCCTTGCGGTACGTGTTTGGCTTCACCTCTCCCGGTGGTTCAAGCATATAAATGCCGCCTAATGGCTCCATGTGCGGCTTAAACACCCACTTCTGTTTGCCGGTTTTCGTGCTGCCGTTTGGTTCCCACTCACCGTATGCGTAGTGCGTTTCCTTGATGTACAGCAGGTCGCCTTTGTCTCCGTACGGGCAACGAACCCGCACCTGATGAGCTGGGCCATGCTCTGATGAAAACACCCATTCACCGGTGCTGTCTAATATTGGAGGAATCCAATCGTTCGGCCTTTTGTTGACTTCATCGAGGTTCGTGCACCTTCGCGTCTCAGTCTTCAGTCCTTTCTCGCTGGCATCGGCCAGTTGAGGGAGCATCAATATTCCTATCTCTTTCATGCCTTAAAATGTTTTGTCGTCCGATATTCGTGTGAGGTGTTCGCCCATCGGAATGGCGACTACCTTTTTGTTTGTTTGTTTGCGTTTGGTCCGGTGCTTGGTGAATCGCATCGGCATTCCGAGGCTCTCGTACCTTCGTACCTTCGCCCAGTGATCCTTCATCACAATGGACTGCTTATCTCGGTTCTGATTCAGCGTCATGTTTTTGCTCATGCTGATGAGCTCGAGGTTGTCCAGCTCGCAGTTCATCGTGTCACCGTCTTTGAACCGGAGCACGTGTTTGGGTGGGATGGGTCCGTTCACCTGCTCCCAAAGATACCGATGCAGCAACATCCATTTGCCAACGCTCACCCTGAAGTACTTGTAAGGAGGGTCGCCTTTTTTCTGGCGTATGGTGATTGCCTCATCGTGCTTTGTGTTCTTCGGAACGTGACCTTTCTGAAAGCAACCTGAGTTCGATGCCATGAGGCCGCGAGTACCTTTGTTGTAAGGCACGTGACCTTTCGGGAAGCGGCTTATACTTGCTCTGCGGTTAGCTTCGTCTTCAGGTAACTTCAGGCCGATTGAACGTGCGTGGTTCTTCACGCTGGATTTCGTGCGCCCGATGGCATTGGCAATTTCGGCAGCAGTCATTGTCTCGTATGTGTCTCGCAGGAAATTTTCCTCGCGTATCGTCCATGCCCTCATGCTCTGATGTCGTTGATGGACATCACGGGTATGCCCAGGTTGATAGCTAACTCGATTTCGATTGTTGCACCGCGTGATTTGTCTGCATCATGCAGCACGGCTACGAGGTCGCACTTCAGCATTTCCGTGATGTCGGGTCTCATGCAGGCGGCCCAGTATTCGTGAGGCGTTGCATGATCCTCAGGTCGGATATCCGCACAAATGCTATGCGGACTTATTGGTTTGTAGCCAAGCCCGTGCAGGTACGAATACGCATCCGAAAACGCTGGCTTATTCAGGTCAGGTTGTCCGGTTATGGGACCGCAGATGTAGACGCGCTTGCGGTTGTTATACGCTCGAAAAGCTTCGGCCATGTTAACCATCGGGTCGTCACCTGCTGGCGGCTCTCCGAGGTCATCAGTTGTAGGCCCATGAAACCGGCACCTAATAACGCGTGACGATTGTTCAGGTTCTCTTGTTGGCCTGTCGCCCTTGATAGGTGGAGGTGGCGGGTTGCGCATGAGCGGAACACCACGTTTAGTCCGTGCAATAGAAGCGTCTAAAGCCTCCATCGCTTTCCGAAATTCGGCTGTTGGTTTCCTGATGATGGGACGTATCTCACCAGAGCGTGGCCTTGAGGGCCAACTTGACACGATATGATGCGACAATATTGCAATTAGAACAACAATAGCCGTAGCGCAGGTTACAATTACTATTTCTATTTCACTCATAACTCGAACGATATCGGCTCCGTCCTTTGGCGGGGTGGTTGAACTTGTGAATTGTTGTGAACTGGTTTGCCGTACACGAGCCGCGCCCAGTCGTTGAAACTGAGTCGGCTTTCCGGTGCTACGGTATTCGAAACTCTCGGCCTGCTTCCAGCAAGCGGAGACTGTTTTGGTGGTGGTGCTTTCAACATAACTAAAATGGTAAGTCGTCCGTTACTTCATCATCCACCGCAGGTGACGGTGTTGTTTGTGCTGGTCCAGCGGTGCGAGCAGGCTGTGTGCTGCCTTGCGGTGAGCCTCCCAGCAGTTCGATGAGTTCTACCCTCAACTCGAGTTGGGCTTTGGCCTCACCTGAATTGGCTGCGTATGCACGTGCTGAAGGCTTGCCTTCAACGAGTACCCTCGTGCCTTTCTTCAGGTAGTCGGCAATCTTGGTGCTGCCACCAGCTTGCACCCACTTGGTGCAGTTCACCCACGTGGTGTTCTCCACCATCTGCCCTGCGCGGTCTTTGTACTTTTCCGTGACCGCAACGTTGAAACTGATTGCGGTTGAACCGCTGTCTAATGTTCGGAGCTCAGCATCCCTGCCGATATTTCCGATAATTTGTAGTCTGAGCATTATTTATCTGCCGTCTATGGCTGTTCGTTAAAATAAAGGTTTTCTTTGCCCCACTGGGCTATTCGGTACAGAAGCAGAGCCTCTCTCTTTTTCCGTTTCTTCTTCTTGCGCGGAATTTGCAACGCTGCCCGGTACTCATCGAATGCTTTATCTTCCAATTTTTGTGCGCCTGCTTTGGTGTCTTCGAGCACGCAGGCGAATGGAAGTATGTATGAAGCGAGCGGGTTCATGCCTTCATCGATTTAACCGCATCGATAAACTCAGAGCGTTTGCGTGGTGTCGGGTCGTTGAAGATTTCCAGCACCTTTGTGCGGCAGGTTTCGAAGCCAAGATCAAACCCGCTGTCGAAGTCGCTTGTATTCGCGATTTCGCTCGTGAACACCACGCCTCTGTCTGGATTCATGTCGGTCTTCTCACCGAAGATGTCAGGTGTAGGAATCTGCTCCACCTCCAATTGATTGGTGTCTGGGTTCAGATAATTCACACCTGCTGGTGTTTCAGGCTGCTTCAAACCTGGTACTGCGTCAGCAATATTGGCGTGACCTAACTTTCCGTTCTCAAATGGCATGTTTGCTTTCTCAGCCGCTTCCTTGCGAAGTGCTTCCAGTTTGGCAATCTCTGCCCTGCGCTGCTCGTCCTCCTTGCGTTTACGCTCCGCTTCGGCTTTCTGACGTTCGATTTCTGCCTTACCAGCAGCACCCCACTCGTCAAGTTTCTCGGGTGTTGCTTCATTGAGCTGCTGAGGTGCAATGTTCAGGATTCCGCACAGATACCATGCGCCTGTGAACGTCCAGCCGTTCTCGAGTAGAAGGTTGTGCCTACGCAACTCCTCAGCACGTTTGGCTTGTTCAATGGCCTTGTCGATTGCATCAACCTTCGCCTTCATGTCGCGCTCGATTGGTTCAACGAGAGCGGTCAGGCGTTTCGCTTCGGCATCAACGGCACGGCCATACTCGAGTGCAACGGCCTTCAGTTCTTTGCGCTTGCCTTCGATGCCTGTGCGAATTTTGGTGAGCCGTGTGCTGTACTGCCTTGCGAGTTTGTAGTTCTCTTTGTCCTCAGTTCCTGAAATCTGCACCTCTTTGCAGAGGGCTGCGATACTTTTGATTTTCTCATCGGGGCTTATTTGCGCGTCCCCGACAACCACAGGCGTGTACTCTGCTAGTGCCTGTGTGATGATTTGTTCGTTAGTTAGTGCTGCTGTTGTCATGTGTGTGCCGCTGTTTGAAGTTGATTGCTTTGATTAGGTCTCCGGTGATGAGGCCAGCGCGTGGCTTGCCGTTAACGGTTATTAAGATTTGATGCTTACCGTTCTTGGTGATGTTGTGAATGGTGTTTGTCATGATTTCGGGTGATTAAACGTTACCATCCCTAAGTAATTGTTCTGTTGGTGGGAACGGTGGCTGGTCTTTGCCGAGCGGGTCACGCAACCGCCTGATGGTCTCGGCTTGGTTGTTCACCTGCTGGCTGAGTATTTCGTTTCGTTTTAGAAGGTCGATGTTCTGACTTGTCAGGTCAGCGATGAGTTCACGTTGCTCATTGTTGTCCTGCGCCAAAATAGTTGCACGCTTCACGTAAGCTGCTGGGTCAGGATGTCCAGCCATTGCGTTAACGCAGGCGACTATGCGAGCTGCGTCTTCCTTCTTACGTATTCGTTCAACGAATACAGGTTGCGCTCCTTCCCCTGACTTCATAATCCACCAAGTTTTGAGCCTGCAATTAGGATGCGGTGCAGATACCCACGGCTCAGGCGTGTGCTTGGGTTGATTATTATCCATTTGCCACCTCCTGTGCCTTTACGAACAGCTCAACAGACTTGATGGCCTCGATGTCTTCATACGAGAAGGCAACCCAGTTGTAATTCTCGTCTCTTAAATGAATTGTTTTCATAATGTGTTGTTGTTTTACCGTACAAACATAGTAATATTTTCGCACTTCCAAACTCTTAGACACCCCCACAGGCAAATTATTTTCTAACGGTTTGAATATCAGCCTAAAAAAATTACCCCGCTGGGCTAACCATGCGGGGCATTCACAACAAACACATCACTGATGCAATGATAGCGATTTATTCCGAACTATCATCGGAACCGTTGCACACAGTGATTGGTATTCTTACGGCACGTGTGCGAATGCCCGAAGCAAATCGGGTGCTATCCACGGCCTCCGCGCCCTCGAGGCGCATCAATATCTTATTATGGTTGCGTGCCCACGGTGTACCTGAGAGCACGCGCTTAATCCAGTCACCGGAATTACTAATGATGAGCCAGTCGCCTTCAACCTTCAGGCCGATGCGTTTCAGCTTGTCCTCAGATAGTGCCTGCGTAACAACGCCAGCCACATCGAACGAGTCACCGTGTGCTATCTGCACCAGCTCACCAACTGAACGCTCGTGCTTAGTTCGGTCAACTTCCACGTTGGTCAACTGCTCGAGGATGTGACCGAGCAGCAACAGTTCATCGCGTGTGCATTCCAATCCGCGTTCTTCGGTCCAGTCTTTATCTGCCACCCACTTCAGTGCATCTTCGAAACTGATAACACCGTTGCTGAACAGACTGTATGCACCTGCCAGCAATGCACCGAGCTGGTCTCCTGTACGCTGTACGCTGAGGTGTGCTGCGGCTGCATTAGCAAACGTTTGCGCGTTCTTCAGAATGGTAGGCATCATTCCTACCGTACGAGCTTGTAGGCCTTTCACGAAGTCATCAGTAATAACTTCGTTGTAAGTCTTCAGCAGGTCGGTCCAGCGTTCCTTGCGTAGCTTCTCGTTCTGAACTCTGCGTAGTGCGAGCATGGTCACACGTGTGCGGTCTGACTGCTGGTGCAACTGCGGAGCGATAGACGCGAAGGCGAAGCATGATCGTATCCGGTATGTCTTTGCCACACCGCTTGCACCTCCTTTAATCATCAACCCGCCATCGTCAGCCGATGCAGCACGCATGAGAGATAGGACCGATTGCATACGCTCCTGTGCTCGCTTGTCCTCTCCTTCAGCCTCGTCAAACACCACCGGCATAGCATCGTGTCCGAGCATCTGCCGAAGTCCCGCCTCTGAGGTTTCACCCTGCACGGCAACACCTGTGTCACCAAGTAGCGGACGTACAATCTCGAGGAACACCCACGACTTTCCTGTACCAGCTCCACCAGTCAGCCAAATGTGCGGCCTCCACTTCAGCGCACCGCAGAACGGAGCAACCACACACCAGCCAGCCAGCAGGTAGGCGTTTATCTCGCGCTCCCAGTTGATGAGTTTGGTGACTTCGATAAGTCGATTGGCCTGTGCCGTTTTCAGGCCGTGTGATGGTGGCATCAGTCCGAGCTCATCGCCTCGCTCGTAAACGTATCGGCTATCAAGTTTCCCGAGAGGCATCACCTGCCCGTTTACAATCAGGTGCTCACCGTTGTGAACGATGCACCTAGTCTCATCTATCCACGCTCCACGTCCACGCACGAACCGTTCTTTAAACGTGCCGTTCTTCAGGCTAAGGTTGATGAGGTAGTTCTGAGCAGCGTTGATGTCGAACCCGTTCTTAGTAGGGAACTCATCCTCCCACCATTGAAGCGGTGCAATGGTCATGAGGTTTGGCTTCGTAAGACCTGACGCGCTGAAGCTGTTCACCGTCTTGCTGGCGTTCACGAAGAAATGGAACAGCGGACCATGTTCGCCCTTCTCGAAGCCGAGAAAACGAAAGTGCTCGTTGCCCTTCAGGTAGTCTATTGGCTCATCTTCAACGGGCGGCTCGAATTCTGGTTCATCTTGTATCGGTTCTTCTGGTGGAGGTGGTTGCTGTGGGGTGTACTCCACCTGCTTGAACGTCCATCGGTCGTCAGCCAGTGTGTATCCACCAAACGTGTAGAACGCCTCACCACCTATCTGCCTGAACGTCCATGCTTCGATGGGCAACCCGAGTTCTTTTATCGGCTCCTTTGCGTTGGCCGGAATATCGTCCACCATACGAGAGAGTACGAATTCTCGAAGCTCGTTCGTTTTCCACTCCTTATCCGCGCAGTCCCAGCCTTTCGGCAACGTAGTGTCCAACGGAACTATCTTGGATAGCTTCAGCTCGTGCCCGATCAGGTGACGAACGTGCAGCATGGCACTCAGGCCCTGCACATCATTATCCGGCCATAAAATAACCTTGCGGCCATAAAGCTGAATCCAGTCCACGTGAGCGATAGCATTCGCTCCACCCGGCCACGTGGTCACTACTGTTTTAGCTGGGTCGAGTTGAGCCTGTGCTGCGTCCGCTGTCTTCTCGCCTTCAACGATGAGTACGGAGGCGTTCGGGTTGGCTACAAGGAGGTGTAAATTATATAGCGGCCTCGATGAGCCGAAGCCCATCCACCGCCATTCAGAGCTGTTCTTATTGGTAGCCCATACGAATGGCAGCACCTCCTTCTCACCTTCAGGTAAATCGAACCTGCATACGTAGCCGGTTATCGTTCCGTCCTCGAGGTGGTACGCCCACACGCGAGAAGGTCTGCCGTGTCGGTAGTGGTCGAACTTACCTGTGTATGGTTCACCGGGTACGTCTCTGCGTTCCCATGCTGGTGCCTGTTTCGGCTTGGGCAAACGTTTCGGAGCGTTGCCCTGCTCACTGGCAGCTTCAGCATCAATCTCGTGGCAGGCTTCTTTGAACGGCTTACCCGTGTAGTCCATCACGAAGGCGATAGCATCACCTGACCACCCGCAAGCAAAGCACTTAGCGATTTGCTTCTTCGGTGTAACCTTCAGGCTTGCGTGCTGGTCGTCATGGAATGGGCAGCGGCCAACGAGGTGTGCCCCATCGCGTTTGAGCGTTATATATCGTTGTACTATGTCTTCAATGGGGTGCTTATCCAGCAACCCCTGTGCATCAATCGCCATTACCTATGTTTGTTGTGTTGTGTGTGTGGAACTATATTCCACGCCTTATGACGTGAACTGAACCTACATGCGCTTACTTTCAATGATGGTGCGTGCACCTTCGGGAGTGCGGACGATGCCTGCAATGCCTCCCGCCTGTGCCACAACCTCAATGAAGTTCAGCTGTTTCTCCGAGACTCTGCCTGTTTCGGTCTTCACTTCGAGCGCGGTGAACACGGCCAGCTTGCGGCCTACCATGTCAGGCGTGATGGTTACTTCGGTCCAGCCGATGAGGTCGGAACTACCCTCGCACAGTCCAGCGTGAAGCGGACGAGCGTCTTTGAGTACCACCGTGCCGGGTTTTGATTGGCATTTCGTGCCAACCCATCCTGTGCCTGTGTTATTGCGGAATGTTTTTACGTGCGGCAGTTTGCCGAGGGCCAGTTGAATGAGGCCCATAGTGTTTTTTTCGCTCATCGTTTCTGTTGTCTGAAGTCCGTACCTGGTTCTAATTTGTGAAGGCCCGTATTTACGATGTGCAGTTTGCCTGTGCTGTCCATCACAAGGCACTCGTAATATGCGTGTGAGAAGAAACTTGATTCATAGGCATCACAGCTAATGACAACCGTGCCCTTCAGCCTATTCAGTTCATCGTCCGATGGAGAGCAGGCCATCAATCCGATGATGGCTACTGCGAATAGTATTCGTTTCATTTGTATGTTGGTTTAGGGATATTGATAACCGGTATACCTGTGCTGTTCGCGTGTGACTGCTCTGCCTCGTAATGTCCGCACGCCTCGTTCCATTTCCGTTTCCCGAATTCATCAATCGACTTTGTTAGCGCGAGCTTCCAACCTACTTCGGACATTCCCTCGCTGAATTCCCAAGCATCGTTAGCAATCTTGCGCGCATCATCGATTTCGAAGTTTACCTTTTGGCCGGAGTTGATGAGCTGCGTGAGCTCTCGGCTGAATTCGTCCAGCCCTTGAAGCCCTTTTGTTGGGTGGAAGGTCAGCAGCCTTGCCGCCAGCTCCTTCACTTGGGTGTGTTTCATTATCGAGTTCGGGTTGATGTGTGTGATTCGTCCTGTTTGACCACTGTTCTTTCTCGAGGGCCATTTCTTTTTAGAGTAGGATTTTCTGGTATGGTTGTTTGTGTTTTCGCGATAGCGTTTCGTGCTTGAGCCCTCATTGACATTGGTGCGTAAATTGACGTGTTGGCTATTTGCTTCAATGCCGCCAGTAGTTCGTCACGCTGTTCAGTCAGTTTAATTCGTTCGAGTTCTAATAAACTATTGCCTGTCTTTAGCTGCTGTACTTGAAGCTCAGGAAACGCAAAGCCCTTGCACGCATTCACACAGGTAACTATTCGGGCTGCATCTAAATGGACCTCATGTTTGTTGGCGTTAATTAGCTCTGCAATGACAAGGCCTTTACTGTTTACAATCTGTATCAGCGCTCCACGTTTGACTTGACTCCACGGCTCCGGTGTGTGTGATATTTCCATAATGTGTTGTTGTTTTTTGTGTCCGCGAATATAAGACTATTTTCGTAAATCAAAATTTTTCTGAATAAATTTTTCACCCGCTGGCGTTAGCGCCCTGCTTCTGTTGCCTGCTTTTCCAAACGTAGGTTGCCCAGCCAGGTTTATAATTTCTCTCACGCCCGATGCGTTCGAGTTCTTCCAATGTCTTTGCACGCCCTACTTCACTCACGCGTTGTCGCTTCAACAACGCAGCGTGTTCAGCTGTGATGGCTGTCAGTTCCCCGTCTACCTGGTCGGGCTGATTAACCTTGGACTCATACACATGGCCGCACACCGGACACGTTGGCGCAGGTTCGTGGATGGCGTAGCATTTGTCGCACTGCATCACGCGCACCTGCTTGTTCTCTTCCTTCTTTTTCTTCGTCTCTTTTCGTTCGCCTTCAAGAGACCACTCTCGTGGTTCATCGGGCAACCCGTGCGTGAGCACATTTCCTACGTGGTCGAGAATGATGGCGTGCTCCTTGCCTTCACTCACTCGCAAGGCACGGCCTACCTGTTGTAGATACAGCCCTGTGCTTTGAGTTGGACGAAGAAGAATCGCGCAGCCGATGGCCGGTATATCCGTGCCCTCTGATATGAGGTCGCACGAAGTCACCACGTCAACCGTGCCGTTACCCAGCCCGTTCAGGATGCGTCTACGTACATCATCATCCATCGAGCCGTCAGCGTGGTACGCTCGATAGCCAGCCGCACGGAATTCTTCAGCCACGTGTTGCGCGTGCTTCACCGATACGCAGAACACCACTGCGGGTGCTCCTGAACATATACGTTTGTAGTGCTCCACCGCGCTGCCTGTAATCTTCGGCTTGTCAACAACCTGCTCGAGCTGCTGGGTATCGTAGTCACCCATCTTCGTGCGAAGTCCGGTAAGGTCGAGGCGTTCAGCTGGCGCGTAGATAATCGGCTTCACCAAGAAACCGCGCTGAATCAGTTCGTGAACCTGTGGACCGATGATGAGGTCGTCAAACACACCGCCTGAAATCTTGCCCAGCCCGGTGCCGTCACCTCTGCACGGTGTGGCAGTCACTCCGAGTATTCGAGCAGTCGGCCAGTTATCGATTATCTTCTTCCACGTGCTTGCCAATGCGTGATGTGCCTCATCAATTACGATGAGGTCAGGCGGTGGCATCTTATGCAGCCGCCTGATGAGCGTTTGCACGCTGGCTACCTGCACAGGTGCATTGAGTTCAGCCGTGTAGTTCGGGTTAATCAGTCCATGGTGTACGCCTGATTTTCTGAGAGCAGCAGATGTCTGCCGCAGTAGTTCAATACGGTGTACGAGGATGAGCACGCGCTTGGCTCTCGCGGCTGTGGTTGCCGCGATGTAGGAGAACACCACCGTCTTGCCGCCACCCGTTGGCAGCACGGCTAAGGGCGATTTCGAACCTCGTATGTATGATTGCCGTATGTGCTGAACTAACTGCTCTTGGTAGTCGCGCAGCTTCAGCATCTTTCCGACTGGTCTTTAAGTTTGGACTGCTTCGCAATCTCGGTTCTGATTGCGCGGAGTTGTTTGATTGTCTTCGGGTCGCCCTGCTTCCACTTCTCAACGGTGGAGCGACTGACCTTCGCGCCCTTGCACACAACAGTAAGGTTGGTGCCAGCGGCTTCGCACTCTGCTTTCAGTGATGAGTAGAGAGGGCCAGTGATGGTTAGTGGATCTTGCATAATTATTGTGAAATTTTTGGCAAATATATTGTTTTTTTCATAAAACCAAATATTTTTGCACCACTAAAACAACAACACATGACAGAAACACAACAACAGGAAGACGCCATGTATCACGCGGACGTGTCGCGTATTGGCAAGTCAGGGCTTGATTTGATTGCACAATCACCGGCTCACTATTGGGCGAAGTACCTTGACCCGAAGCGGGAACGAGAGAAGGAAACGTCAGCACTCATCACAGGCCGAGCAGTTCATGCCGCCATTCTCGAGCCTCATGTATTTCATGAGCGGTTCGTAATCGAACCAGAAATCAACAAGCGTACCAACGATGGACGCGAAGCCTACGCGAAGTTCATGCACGAGAACGCGCGTAAGACAATCATCAGTATGGATACGTATGATCAGTGCCAGCGCATGCGCGAGGCTGTGTACAAGCACCCGGCAGCGATGGAACTAATTCAGAACGGTGTTGCTGAGAAGCGGATTGATTTCACAGAACCGAACACCTCGGCTCCGTGCAAGTGTAAGCCCGACTTCCTGAGTGAATCGGGTTTTATTGTTGACATTAAAACCACTGAGGACGCCAGCCGCGAAGCGTTCGGACGTTCATCGTTTAAATACCGCTACCACGTTCAGGCCGCGTTCTATTGTGACGGCCTCACGCTTGCCACCGGCAACCCACCGAAGGGCTTCGTGTTCATCGCGGTTGAGAAGAATCCACCGTATGCAGTGGCCGTGTACTTTGTGGACGAACCTACGTTCACACTCGGACGCGACACATACCTGCGTGACGTTGAAGTGTACATGCGATGTGCCACGAACAATGAGTGGCCAGCATACGGTGATATGGTCACCGCGTTGCAACTCCCGACATGGGCATTCAGACAAACATTCGTACAACCAATTGATTAGTAATATGACACAAACACAAACACAAACACCGGCAGTTCTGAAGCAGGACGCTTCAAACTCCAATCCGTTTGCCCTAACCCGCCATGCGGACATTAACCAGGGCACAGTAGCAATCGAAGAAAGCCGAGCCATTGCCGAAGCGCAAGGCAAGCTTGTTGTAGCTAAGAAGTTCCCGCGTGACCAAGCCGCAGCATTCGAGCGCATCATGAAGTCATGCTCGAGGAAGAAGCTGGCCGAAAGCGCGATGTACTCCTTCCCTCGAGGCGGTCAGGTAATCACCGGCCCATCAATTCGACTGGCCGAAGAACTGGCACGCGCTTGGGGAAACATTGAGTACGGCATTCGTGAGCTGTCACAGAAGGACGGCATCAGCGAAATGGAATCGTACTGCTGGGACCTCGAGACAAACGTTGTGAGCTCGCAGAAGTTCACCGTGAAGCACGAACGTCACACGAAGACAGGCGTGCAGAAGCTCACCGACCCGCGTGACATCTACGAACTGACGGCCAACAACGCAGGGCGCAGACTTCGTGCTCGCATCCTTGCTGTGTTGCCGCCTGACATCGTGGATGCAGCCGTAGAGGAATGCTACCGCACGCTTGCAGGCAACAGCACCGAACCGTTGGAAGACCGCGTACGTAAGATGCTGAAGGCTTTCGCTCCGTACGGAATAAACAAAGAGCACATTGAACAGCGACTTGGTAAGAAGCTGGACGCTCTGCTCTCTGAAGAACTGGTGGAGCTGCAAACCATCTACACGTCACTCAAAGACGGTATTTCCCGCGCAAGCGACTGGTTCGGTGGCTCACTCGCTCCGAGTGGTGGCGACTCTGCCATTTCCGAAATCAATGACAAGGTAGCTAAGAAGCCACGCGCAGCGGCCAAGCCTGCGGCTAACCCAGCAGAGCAACAGACACCACCGTTACAACCTGAGCCTCCGGTAAACGAGCCGCCAGCTCAGACAGTCGAAGCTCCACAGGACGACATCATTTAGCTACGATGTATTATTAAAATACCCGCTTTGATAGCGGGTATTTTTTTTGCCCAATAAAAAAGGCCACCGTTTTAGCGATGGCCTTTTTTTATAAAAAGTTAGGCTGCGTTAGTTCACGCACATATATTTGGGCAGTCTGTAAACAAGGATGCCTTGCGGGATTGCCTTCACCAGTTCGTAGCGCGGTGCCTGATGCCCATGGTTCGAGCGTCCAAGTGAGTTGCCGTTCTTCCGCTTGCGGAATATCCCGGTGACGAGAGTGTCTCTGTCACCAGCGATACGGGTGCTGAACTTCAGCTTGCCTCTGCGCGCAGCGCGCGAGGTGAATAGGTTTCCCATCGATGTGAGGCGAGGGAATGGGCGGGTGTCGCCTTCAATTACAGGGCGGTGTTTGCCGTGCCTGCGTTCGTGTCTGTTGAGTTTTTCCATGTGTGTTGTGTGCTGCGTACCTCGCAGCGCGGTTTAGTGGAGAGTGAAGGACTCGAACCCTCTTCAGGTTGCAACCCTAATAGTTACCCATACTACCAACTCCCCGTTTGCCCAGTTCCTCGCACCGCTCACGTTACCGTGTATGCACTTGCCACTGGGCAGGCCGAACGTCACTCCGTTCTTGATGAGGTCATTTTTATTTTGCTCTGGTTGTGACCCCTACCCGAAGGAGGCAACCGGTGGTTGCGGGGGCGGGACTTGAACCCGCGACCTTCTGGTTATGAGCCAGACGAGCTACCAACTGCTCTACCCCACAATGTGGACAGGGGAACTGCTGCGTATAGGTAATCTTAACCTATAAGAAAAAGCCTTCACACCTCGTACAGATGTGTTTTCCGCAGCTTCATGCCTGTTGTTCCTGAGACGGGACTCGAACCTGTGACCTCTTAAACCTCTTTCGAGGTGCGCTCTACCAACTGAGCTACTCAGAAAACCAACCCGAACCTTGCACGTTTTCCATTCGCGCGCTTTGGATATGGGATAGCAAAATAACAAAGCCCCGAACATATACGCAAATTTTCGCACGTATATTTTTCATGGCTTCGCCTAATCGCCTGACAGTCAGGCTAATATTTTTTTTTAATCGGGCACGCCTAAGAATCGCGGCACGTACTTGTCAACTATTCCGGCCAGCAATGTGAGACCGTAAGCGATATTCGTGTGGTCAGATACAAACGAGAAACCGCCCAGCCCAACGAGGATATAAGACGTAGCTTCGCAAATGAGCTTCACTCTCTCCTTTCTCGTCCTCATGCCTTGAAGTATAAATCGGCCTCGTCCTTTCTGCGGTTCACTAACCCGCCTATCTTCTTACCTTTCGCGTTCACCCACTTCATGAACTCAGCTCTGATGCTTTCGTCCTTCGGGTTGGCATTCACCTTCTTCAGCAGCGTGCTATCGCCCAGCCCTTCAGCAATGAAGTCGGCATCGATGTCCAGCCCAACGTTGAACGCGAAGCTGACAAGTGCCGCAAGCTGGTTGTCGTTGACGGCTGATGTAACCAACCCGTCAACCTTCGCATGGAAGAACGTCACCGTGTGGTTCAGCAGCGTCTCAGCCCTGAGCTGCGTAATCTTATCGCCCTTCTTTACCGGCTTGCCGTCATCGTAGAACGTGCTTCCGTAGCCAATAGTCCACACGCCTGCGGAGCATTGATAGGCGGTTAATTTGCAACCTTCCCACCTCTTGATGATTGCGGTTGCCAGTTGTATCGCGCTCATATTACGGGCATTTTGGGCCACTCTACTTTCGGCCAGTCATTAGACTTAGTAATATCGCGAAGCGCCTTCCGGTATTCCGTAAACTCAGCACGTTGTGCTTCCGTAAGCGGAGCATCAGGCAACTGCGTCCAATCGGTATCGGCAAGCAACTTATTTCTAAGCGACCTTACATTCTTGTCAACAGAAACGTCAACAATCGCGTCAACAATTTTCCATTCGCTGCCCGTCCACTTAACAGTATGCAGATGGTCGTATTCTGGTGGCTCAACCGATGTTGAGTTTGCCGGCAATAAGAACTCGCCTGCATTCAACTGGTCAGGATACGCCACGTCTGTTCCACAGAAATATCCGGTTATAGGATTGTAGCACCACACCTTATTGGTGGTTAGTGCCTGTGTATTTTTAGTTTTCTTAGCCATGTGTTTTAATATTTAATGCAGAACAATAATGCCACGTTGCGAGGCAATCCGTTTGCGCCTGAACCTGATGCCACTTCTTCTGTTTCCTGATTCGTTCCAATCTGACGGCCTGAAGCTGTCCACGTTGCACCGATTGACGCGATAGCATTCGCGCTCATAGTAACGGTGGTGTTTGTAACAATATTCGCAATGGTTGCACCACCAGGAATACCAGTGCCGGATATGGCCATGCCAATACGCAAGCCTGTGGTATCAGAAACAGAAAGGTTAGGGTCTCCGTTAGTCGATGTTCCTGAGAACGACACCGAAGGGTTGTCAATGCCTCTGCTGTTATCCCAGCCGCGAATGAACTCACCGCGAAGGTCAGGCAGTTCAAACGTTGTTGTGCCATTACCTAAACCAAACTTACCGGGGTTGGTTGTCTTGTCCGTTGAGTTTACGGAAATCATTCCTGATGCCTGCGCATACGCCCACAACGTTGCGTAGGTTGTGCGGCTGATTGCAGCACCGTTACACGCAAGCCATCCTGTTGGCGGTGTGTTGGCTGCGAACGAAGCTACCTGCCCAACGAGGCCATCTGTGATTGCCTTCAAGTATGTGGTGCGGTTTAGGAGCTGCTGTGCCTGAGTGTTTGCAATACCACCCGGGCCACCCTGTACAGGGTCAGTTACCTCGAGTTGGTAAACATCAGGAAATTCATTTACTGGAGTTAAATTCGCCATATCTTATTCGTGTTAAAACGTTATCTTCCAAGTGCCTGAGAGACGAACTATATTCGTCTTAGAAATCGCATCAGATGCAATGCGAGAGAACAACACAGGCGTACCCGTGCGGTCACTCACCAATCCGAACTCGCGGATGGTTGCACCGTTATTCTCTGAATACTCTAATGTCCACGCAAACTGCATCGTATTAGTTGTCGGGTAGGTTATGGCGCCAACGGCCTTCAGAAACTTATCGGTCATGTCTGCGTAGGTGTTACCCAACACAGGCGCAGTTCCGGTACTTCCGAAAACAATTCCATCAATGGCGAACCCGCCACCGCCAGCAAGCAACAAGGCCGCGTTCTGCTTGCCTGTTGTCACCACAAGATTGTTCTTCTTGATGTGGTGAACTACGTTGCCTTCCTTATCGTAAGCGTGGAGTTCAAACTCTCCTTTCAATCCGATGCTGTCTTTCATGTTACAATTATAATAATTTATTCCAATACTCCCTACGTAGTTATAGTGAGTTCTTCTGCGTACGCGTTGTAGGTATGCTCTCCGTTATACATGTGCAACCCATCGTACAGTATGCCGCTCATTGCGTCTACTTGTGTAGCAAATTCAATCGTCATCAACACCTCATCCTCCATCAATAAATCATCGGTTAGATTCTTGTTAAACGTGATGTCAACAAGGTGAGAGCGAACGTTCTTGTATTCCTCAATCATGAACTCGAGCTGCTCGGTCTGATCAGCTGAGATACCCTTGTCGTTTCCGAGGTCGAGTATCACCCGGAACAAAGCCCAGTTGTTCAGGCCGCTGTATGTGATGCCACCGTTGTACTCAAACGAACCATCGTAGAAACGTCCGAGGCCCTCAACTATCTCAGCTCCACCGAAGCCGATACGCTTCACCGCTTCTTTGATTGCCCACGGTGTACCCTTGAACCGATGCAGCTCGATAGCCTGCTTAATCAGGTCGCGCCTCTGCTGCTCGGTTGTAGCCAACGCCCAACCCTTCCAGCCCAAAACATCAAACTGTTCGGCCAATGCCTCGAGTGCGGCAGCTGGTACAGTGTCCACAAGGTAGATGAGCAGCGAGGTCATATCCAAGTCAGCAAAACGCTGCTCGGCCATGTCGTTGAACACCTTCAGGTGTGGTTGATTCTTTATGCCTGTCGCGAGAATGTTAGCCATTATCCAGTTGTTGAGCCGGTGATGTTGATAGTTATGTCAGTACAAAATGCGTATTGCCCTTCAGGGATTACTAAGTTTGAGAAGCCTACCAGCGTTGCGGAGTACACGCCCTCAACCATACAGGCGGCAATCACTTGCGAGCTGTGAACGTCACGTCCCATCGCTGACGCCTTCATCAGAGTGAACGCCTCGAGCGCGGCAAGTACGTTAGCCTCTACCTCAGCTGAAGTAGGACCGTCAGCATACCGAACGATGTTCACCTCAACATCGTATTCAATCTTCGTAGGTGACACGGCCTCCACAGTATCAGTCAGCGGACGAATCTTCTCGTCATTGCAAGCCGCCTCAACCGCATCGAGCACTTCAGTCGGTGTGTCAATGCCTCCCGCAACCAGCACGTTGATATTCACCGTTCCGGGTATGGGAGAGATTACATTCACATCAATCACGGACGGATGAGCGGACTTCGCGTGGAAGATATACGCGCCCTTACTTCCAGCGTTCGAGTATGAACCTGGTGCCAGCGTGATACGCTCACGCAACTCAGCATCGGTTTCCTGATCAGATGCGCTGGCAGTTGTAGTCAGGTTGGTCGCTGCCGATAAGAACGCTTGCACGTCAATGATGGTGGTAATGGTGTCGGCCACATACCCGTTTGCAAACGCTCCTGTCTGCGTGCATTGAACCAATACGTCTTCGGTGTTGTCTCCTGCAATAACGTTCACATCGGCCAGCGTAGCGAATACCGCCTTGCCGTCAGTTGACGATACTCGCGTGCCTGCTGGGATAGTCACACCTCCGTGACCATCTACCAGCGTGAAGCGGATAGTGGTGGTCGCTGGTGCAGCGGCCAAACGTTTCACACCTACGAGCTCACCGAGATAGTCAAGCACCGGGGCTCGGCTAAACGACACAAGGTTCATCAGCGATGCTTCTTGAATCGCCTGCCGGATTAGCCCCTCGCGATACGCGAACATAGTGCATATCATGTACTCAGGCTGACCCGGGTGAAGGGTCTTGCCTGTCTCTGCTTCGTAGTATGCGACCATATCAGCGAGTATCGCTGAAGGGTCGTTCTCAATGAATGTCGGTTTCTCTACTGCCATTATAATAGTCTGAATATAGTGTTGCCTGATCCGGTGAATAGCAGTTCTGCTTTATTCCATTGCGCAGGGAGCGTGAAGCTCGAGCTGCCTTCGATGTCGTCAGGGCTACCAGCCACAGGCGCAACGGTTACGGAGTTCACCACCACGTTATCTACACGGATGATTGTTATGCGTCTCGGAATTACATTGTTATTTACTTCGAACAGGATGTTGCCAAGAGTTGCGTCAATCAGGAAGACGTTCTTCGTAGTGTCTTCAACTGCGTCAGCAGTAATCGCAATAGGCAAAGGTACCTTAGTCACCGAGCTTGCCAGAGCACGCGTGTTAATGTCGGCCTGCATTGTAGCAAGGTCAGAAACGAGGTTCGTTACCTGCGACTGCGGATGTGAGTGAGTAGCTGGTGTGAACGTTGACGGCTTATTCTGAATGGTTGACCAGTCAGGTGTAGTGTCAGCAACCTCTGTCCACGAACCTTCGAGCGCGGGGTTAGCCGAGATTAGTTTGTAGGTCTTGTTGTTGTCGCTCTGATAACACTCGTCACCAAGCTGCACGCTACCAACGGTCAGAGCCAAACGTGCGGTCTGGTCTGCCACCACAACGAACTCATGCGACTTCAGTGCGGGTAATACACCCGGGTCAATCTTTCCATCGGCATCGAGTCCAGCAAACCCATCGGTAACGTTGCGCTGACTCTCGCCAATCTTCTCTGACAATACTTCAACTAACCCTACGATGTTTGTGTAATCATCATCGGTCAGGTTGAACATGGCGTTTATCAGCGTTTGGAACTGCGCCTGTGTTGGCTTATCTCCTGTCTCAAAGAATGCGTATAGCGTTGTACGTGTGGTCATAATTATTGTACTTCAAAGTTTGTTTCTATAATCCAGTCGCCAATACCTTCGCCACCTGTGGCGGGTCCCTGAGTCCTGTTAAACAGGTCGAACTCAGTAGTGCCTACGGTGTTGTTGAACTTCCAGTCCACCTGAAAAATGATGTTTGACACATCCACCCGGTACTTCACGCGCACAACAGTCACGCGCTTTTCCCAATCGCGGATAGCCTCAACGATGGCCTTCACTATATTGGCAGCAGCAACGTTGATAGGAGCGTCAATGTACTGGAAGATGTTGCTGCCGAACTCAGGCCGCAACGGGTCGCTTCCTTTATCTGTGCTCAGGATGATGAAGATACATTGGCTGATGTCAGCAATGCCTTCAGCCACCTTGCCCTGTTCTGTCAGGGAGAGTGACCAATCTCGAGCGCGTATTTCGTTTACGTATGCCATAATTATTGAGGCGGTCCAGTTACTCCACCGCTGGTTAAGTCTGCGTGTACGTGTGTCAGGAACGATAGTGAAGTAGGTCCAGCTTCAAGGTCTGTGTCCGATTTAATCGCGCCTGTTGCCTCAACTGCTCCCTCAACTGCAACCGCACCGGTAATCTCAACGTCACCTGTTACTTTCAATGTGCCGCACTCAATCTGAACCTCGCCCGATGTGATGATGGTCAGCACTTGGCTTTCCTTGTCATACACCACCTCAGCATCATCGCTGAACTTCACACCTATCTTTTTCTCGGTTGTGTAAGGTGGCTCTGTCGCGGTGCTGTACATCGCTCCGAGTATCACCCCGTTCTCACATTTCTCATCCATCAGGCAGGCCACGTGTTCGTCCGCTTCAACCATGTGGTAGAACTTATCGTTGAGCGTTTTGCGCACCAGCACTGGTAACCAAAACGACAACAGGTTGTCTTCAGGAAACCTCACCCGCGCCAGCCCTTTGGCTGCATCTATCTGGTCAACTATTCCGAACCTGAGCATGCTCAAATATACGAATTAACTTAGTTAT